GAGCCCGCAACCCAAGAGCAGCAGGCGGCGTGACCGTCGAGCGATTGAGCATCAAGGAGATCAGCAATGCCGCTTGAACGATTTGTCGGCGAGAACGGCCGGGAGTACTGCTTCTTGAGCTCCGAAGTCCAGCAGGTCGACCACGAGGCGCTGGCGCAGGATCCGCGGTACCTGGTGATCAGTCCGGCTGATGCTTCAGCAGCACAGGCACAACCAGCGTCCCAGTTGCATGGCTGTGATGCTGGATCTCGCAAACGCGAACCGGGCACGGAAGACCTGTAGTCGCGTCGACGATGAATTCGAGCGTCAACACCTCGCCCACCTCTGGCAGCCGCCGGACTGGCCCGGCGATGCCTTCCACGTACCGCAGCTGGTGTTGGTGGGCAGGATGCACGCCCCACTTGACCAGTGGGTTGATGACGAGTCGTCTTGGTTCGGATGTGCTCACGCCTGCCCTCCTTGGGCTTGCTGTCGTGGGGACCGCGAGCGTAACCAAGGCAGGGCAGGCGCCAGTGCTTCGCCACCAGTTTTGCCCCCTCTGGCCGCGGCGACGCGGCGCCCGCGCGGCCTGGAAGGGCTGCCTCCTCCCGGCCGGCGCCACGGGTCGTGCGGGCGGGGTGTTTTCTGCTATCGCAGCGGCTGCGCCACGACCTGCCCACCGGCTGCGCTGAGGCGCGGACCCACGACCTGAAGAGAAGCGTTTTCATGGCGCCAGTCTGGCGCCCGCGACTGATAACTCCCGCACCTCAGAGATACGAAATGCCATCGCCGCTTATCAGTGAATCACACCGGAGACAACTGACCTTGGACCTGGACGAGAGCCTGTCGGAGCGCTTTGGCTGCCTGCGCGAAGTGGTGGCCCAGGGCGTCTACCAGCGGGGGCTCAAGCGAGCAGCAGCAGACATCGACGAGGCGCCGGGCAACCTGAGCGTGCAGCTGGCGGGTGACGGGCAACGGAAGTTCAGCGTCGACCAGCTGGAGCGCTACATCCAGACCAGCGGCGACAAGACGCCGATCTACTACCTGATCGGCAAATACCTGGGCGACCACGGCGCGGCGCGCGACCATGCGATGGACCAGGTCGTGTCCCTGGTGGCAGATCTGCGCGGGATGCTGGCCAGGGCTGGCGTGCCGGACGTCCAGTCGGCGGCGCGGAGGCGGTCATGAAGGCTCAGACCAAGGGTCTGAAGCAGGCCGCAGCAGGCGTGCAACGCATCGGTGCGGGCATGGCAGGCGTCGCGGCCAAGGTCATCAACGACCAAGCCTACGCTGCGCGCAAGGATGTCCAGGCAGAGATGACACGGGTCTTTGATCGGCCTACGCCCTTCGTGCAACGCAGCTTGTGGGTGGACATGGCGTCACCGGTGAAGCTGAGCGCGCGACTGTGGCCGCGCAGCTTGGGCGGCAAGGGCGCCGACCCCGCGCGCATACTGGCGCCGCATGTGTTCGGGGGGGATCGGTCGGCCAAGCGCAGCGAGCGGTCGCTGCGGCGGGTCGGCCTGTTGCAGCCTGGCTTCTGGACCGCCATTGGCAAGGGTGCGCCGGCCGACAAGATCGACCGCTTCGGCAATCTGAAGGGCGCCTTCGTGGCGCAGCTGCTCAGCTACTTCAGAGCGCAGGGCGAGCAGGGCTACCGCGCCAACATGACCGACAAACGGCGCAAGGCCCTGGGGCAAAAGCGGCGCGGCGATGCTGGCTTCCTGCGCATCAACGGCGTGGAGTACTTCGCGACTCAAGGCCGGCTGCGTGGCGGCAGCGGAGCGCACCTGCAGCCGGGCATCTACAGCCGCAAGGGTATCCACGGCTCGGACATCGCTCCGGTGATGGTGTTCGTGCGCAAGCCGACGTACCGCAAGCGGCTGGCCTTCGAGGCGCTGTCGCGTCAGGCAGCAGAGCGAGTGGGGCCGGTGGCGTTCGAACGCCGGATGGGTGCGCTGTCGAAGGTTGCCGGCTGATGCGGTGGAACTGGTTGCCCGCAGCCATGCCGGGGATCGCCGGGCTGATGGCCGACATGCGCAGGCGTCATGGCGACGCGTTCGTCAACAGTTGCTGGCAGAAGGGCGTGGTCGAGCGGCAGCCGCGGTTCTTCTTCGCGCGCGAGGGGCCGCTGGCTGTCGGCACGCCGTGGCCCGAGATCGCCGACGTGGCGGGATGGCAGGTGACGTCGACCCAGGCCGCGCTGTTCCTGGCCGACCCTGCCAGCTGGGTGGTCCCCGCGCGTGCCTCATGAGGCAGTCCAGACCCCAACTCCCCAGGGGCCAGCGGCGCTGCGCGGCAGCGTGGCGTCCCCGCAACGCGTCCCTGCCGGGGGACGGGTCCTTCCTAGAAGCCTGCAATGAGGGTAATTCGAGCCCCCATCAGCCTGTAGTCAGTGGAGATTTCCCCAGGTGAACGGCCGCAACTACGACGACGTTGTGCGGCAGCTCCGGGAAGCTGGGCTTGAGGTCGACGTGCTCGACATTGGGCACTTCAGGCGCGTGCGGGTCCGAGATGCTGGTCGCGAAAAGCGCGGCTGGTATCACCTGCACGAGCTCACGCTGGACACCGGCGGGTCGCTCATCGTCGGATCTTTCGGCGTCTGGCGCGGCAACGACAGTGGCACGACCAAGGTCAAGCTGCGGCGCGACCAGGTGTTGTCGGATGCTCAGCAGCTGGCCATGCGCGAGCGCCTGGCGGCGGACCGCAAGGCCGCTGACCTGCAGCGGAAACAGAACCAGGCTCGCGCAGCGGCCCGAGCGCAGGCGATGTGGCAGCGGCTGGAGCCTGACGGCCAGAGCGAGTACCTGGCCCGCAAGCAGGTCGCGCCGCACGGTGTTCGGTTCTCGCGCGCCGGCGCTGTGGTGCTTCCGCTGCTTGACGTCGACGGCCGAGTGCACGGCCTTCAGGCGATCTACCCGCGCGGGCACGTCAAGGCCAAGCGGCTGGAGCGCGACAAGGACTTCTGGCCTGCGGGGCTGGCCAAGCAAGGGCATTTCTTCCCGATCGGCTCGCCTGCCGGCGCTTCGATCTGCCTTCTGGCCGAGGGCTACGCGACGGCGGCCAGCGCTTTCGAAGCGCTGCAGATCCCGGCCGTCGTGTGTTTTGACGCTGGGAACATTGGGCACGTCGCGGCGGCGCTCCGCGCCCGGTGGCCAGGCCTGCGGCTGCTGGTGCTGGCCGATGACGACTACATGGGACGCTGCCGCCAGGCCGGGTGCGGACAGCTCACGCTGGTGGCCTCGCCCGAATGCCAGCACTGCGGAAAGCCGCACGGCGCCAGCAACGCCGGCGTGTCTGCGGCTCAGGCGGCCGGCCTGATCGAGCGCACGAGCTGGGTTGCGCCGCGCTTCACGGCAGAGCGTCCCCTGAACGCCAAAGGGCCGTCGGACTTCAACGATCTGCACTGCCTCGAAGGCCTTCACGTCGTGCGCGCCCAGGTCGAGGCCCACCTCACGGCCATTGGGTGGTCGTCGCGGCAAAACGCGTCGCCGCCCGCCTCCACACAAGGGGGAGGGGGTGGCGCTGCTGTTGCCTTGCAGTCGATCCAGTCGCTGGACGAACTGCTGGACCGGTACGCGTTGGTCTATGAGGCTGCCGAAACGGTCTTCGACTCCTGGGAGCACAAGCTCGTACCCCTGGCCAGCATGCGAAACCTGTGCGTCTCGCGGCAGCTGCACCGAGCCTGGATGGAGTCGCCCACGAAGCGAATCGCTCGGATCGAGGAGGTCGGATTCGATCCCGGCGAGTCCGATCCGGCAATCACCTGCAACATGTGGTCGGGGTGGCCGACGACCCCGAAGTCTGGCAGCTGTGCGCGCTTGCTTGAGCTGGGCGAGTATCTGTGCAGCCTGGACCCCCGGGCGGGCGAAATGTGGCGCTGGCTTCAGTGCTGGCTCGCGTACCCGATCCAGCACCCGGGTGCCAAGATGAAGTCGGCCGTGATCATGCACGGACCGCAAGGCACCGGGAAGAACCTGTTCTTTGAAGCCGTGCTCGGCATCTACGGCACTTATGGCCAGGTTGTTGACCAGGACGCGATCGAGGACAAGTACAACGACTTCATGTCCCGCAAGCTCATGCTGGTGGCCGACGAGGTTGTCGCCCGGCAGGAGATGTTCCACGCCAAGAACAAGCTGAAAGGGCTGGTCACCTCGGATTCAATCTGGATCAACCCGAAGTTTGTCGCCCGGTACCGCGAGCGCAACCACGTCCAGGTGGTGTTCCTGTCGAATGAGGTCCAGCCCATGGCGCTGGAGCGCGACGACCGCCGCTACGCGGTGATCTGGACCCCCACGAAGTGGGAGACCGACATGTACAACGCCGTGCTGGCCGAGATCCGCGGCGGCGGTGTCGCCGCGCTGCATCACCACCTGCTGCATCTGGATCTCGGCGACTTCGGGCCGGCGACGCTGCCTCCAATGACGCAGGCCAAGCGCGACCTGATCGAGCTCGGCATGGACAGCTCCGAGCGCTTCTACATCGAGTGGTCGGATCGCCACCTGCCGCTGTGTTTGTCAGGGGTGCGGACCGAAGATCTCTACGCTGCCTACCGGCACTGGTGCTCGCTGCAAGGCATCGGCAAGCCGGCGCAGCTCAACACCTGCGTCGGGGCCTGGAAGAAGCGGCCAGGCGTGCTGGTGCGCCGTGACCGGCACTTCCTGAACCACTCCCTGACGCGAGAGGTGCAGAGCATGGTGCTTTACCCGGCGTCCAGCGAGCAGCGCTTGACCCGTGAGCAGCTGACGGCGTCGATCAACGAGTTCAAGGAGGCGCTGTCCGACTGGCGAAAGGTCACCAGCGATCACATCCACAGCCGCAGTGGCCGTGGACCCTCGGCGAAGGATGGGTCCGATGCCGGGGAGGGTGGCAATGGCGCGCCGTTCTGACCGTGGACACCGGATCGTGCATGCGCCTGTGCAGCCACCTGTGCAGGCGGATGTGCAGCCACTTGTGCATTCACTTGTGCATGCGGCTTTGGCGGCGCCTGCACATCGCAAGCCATTGTTCAAAAACGCTTTTTTGCGTCTTGTGCAGGCGTGCAGGCGCTCCGCGCACGTCCGTGCACACACGCCAGCAGGCGCGTGGGTGGGCGTGGGTGCGGGCCGGCGGGCGTGTGTGCGCCCTCGCGGGCGCGCGGCCGGTCCCACCCCTGCACATCCGAAAAAGTCTTTTTGTGGCGCCAACTTGCCGTTGTGCATCCGACTCTGCGGTCCCTGCCCGAGTGCATGCACCGGCTGCACAGGCGGCAGCCTGCGTTCTGGAGCTATGGCATGAGCGCTGACGCCGCGAAGGTCGATACCTGCACCCAGGCCGAATTCGCGCGCCGGCAGGGCTGGCAGCGCAGCTATGTGACCCGGCTCAAGCAGGCCGGCCGGCTGGTGGTGACGGATGACGGGATGGTGTCGATCGCCGCCAGCCTTGCCCGCATCCAGGCGTCTGTCGAAGCGCCCGGCCGGGCCAGCGCGGCGGCCGTCAGCCCGGGGCTGCGGTCCGACAAGGAGCGTCTGGCCTTCTACGAGGCAGAGAAAGCCCGCCTGGACCTCGAGGAGCGGCTCGGCAAACTTCGCAGCGCTCAGCAAGTCGACGATGCCCTGGCGGACATCGGCGCGCGCCTTCGCAGCACACTGGAAACCTGGCCTGAGCGGCTCACGCCGCACCTGGCGTCCCTGGGTGGCGACGAGCAGTTGATCCGGGTCTACCTTGTCGACGAGATCGACGCTCGCCTGCGAGCGCTGAGCGACATGCTCCAGGCCGCCGCGCGCGCTCCTGGCGAGGCCGATTCGTGACCGGCGATCTTGAGCTTCTGCTGCCGCCTGCTGCGGCGCCCTCGATGCTGTCGCGCCTGGCCCAGGCCGTGCGGCCGCGCAAGGTGCTCACGGTCAGCGAATGGGCCGACGCAGAGCGCCGGCTCAGCTCCAAGGGCAGCGCCGAGGCCGGGCGGTGGGTCACGGCCCGTAACCCGCCGACCCGCGAGCCGATGGACGCCATGAGCCTGCGCAGCCCCGTGCGCGAGGTCGTCCTGATGTGGCCGATCCAGTTCGCCAAGACCGAGGTCGCGCTCAATGTGGTCGGCTACACGATGGACTACGCGCCAGGTCCGATCATGGTGACGCTGCCGGGCGAAGTCTCGCTGAACAAGTGGACCGCGCAGAAGCTCCACCCGATGATCGAGGAGACCCCGGCCGTGCGGCGCTCCCTGGTCAGCACCAGTAGCCGCGAGGCCAGCAACACCAGGACCTTCAAGGACTTCGCGGGCGGGCAGCTGTTCCTTGAGCACGCAGGCACCTCCACACGGCTGAAGATGACCTCGGCCCGCACGGTGATTGCCGACGAGCTCGACGAGTTCGCGGCCAACCTGCCCAGCGGAGACGATCCGGTCGAGATGCTCAACGGCCGCACGTCGGCATTCCCCAGCACCTTCAAGCGGCTGTACATCAGCAGCCCGCAGATGAAGAGCACCAGCCGCACCTGGTACCTGTGGGAGCGCAGCGACCAGCGCCACTACCACGTCGCATGCCCACACTGCGGCGAGCGGCAGCCGCTGGTCTGGGCCGGGCTCAAGTGGGACACGGTCGTGCACAGCTCGATTCCCCGGCGGGCCTGGTATGTCTGCCGCGACTGTGGTGGCGAGATTGAAGAGCACCACAAGACGCGCATGATCGAGCGCGGCGGCTGGGTGCCGCATGCGCCTGATGTCACGGCCCGGCGCGGCTACACCCTCAACTGCCTGTACTACCAGCTCGGGTTGGGGCCCCGCTGGGCCGATCTCGCACAGATGTGGCTGGACGCTCAGGGCGACCAGGCCCGGCTCAAGACCTTCGTCAACGACCGGTTGGCCGAGCCCTGGGAGGACAAGGGCACCGCGCACGTCCGCGCCAACATAGTGCAGGAACGTGCCGAGCCCTACGCGCTGCGCACGGCGCCGGCTGGCGTGCTGCGCATCACTGCCGGGGTCGATACGCAGGACGACCGCTTCGAGGTGCAGATCACCGGCTGGGGTCGCGGCATGAGCTTCTGGGTGCTGGACTACGTGGTCATACCCGGAGACCCTGACGCCGACACCACGCGCGCGGCTCTGACCGAGTTGCTGAACCGGCCCATTCAGCACGCGTGCGGAGCGCTGATGCAGGTCGAGGCGACTTCCGTGGACATGCTCGGGCACCGTACCGAGGCCGTGAAGGCTTGGGTGCGCAGTCGCACCGTGCGACGTCCCATGGCGAGTTTCGGGTCAACCAACAGCACAGCGCCGCTGCTGGGCAAGGCCAAGCTGCAGGACGTGACCTGGCGCGGCCAGAACGACAAGCGCGGCGTGCACAGCTATCCCATCGGCACCGTCAACGCCAAGCACGTCCTCTTCGGCCGGCTGGCGGCCGATCACGAGGCCCAGCAGAAGTGGCTGCACACGCCTGAGCCGCAAAGGCCGGCCGCGCCTGATCGGTCGTGCCACTTCAGCGACCAGGTCCCGCCCGGGTACTTCGAAGGCCTCATCAGCGAGATCTACAACCCCAGCAAGAACCGCTTCGAAAAGCGCCGAGGCAGCGTGCGCAACGAGCCGCTGGATACCTGGGTGCACTCCTACGCGGCGGCGCACCACCCTGAGCTGCGCCTGCACCGTGCGACCCGGGCGGACTGGGATCTGTGGGAGGCCCAGTTGCTTGCTCGCGCTGCAGCCGTCCGCGAAGGGCCCGCGGGGGCAGCTTCAGATCAACCGGCGCTGATCGAAGTCCGTGCGCCAGCCGCGCCCACCGACATGCCAGCCCGCGCCTCAAGCCCTGCAGCTCCAAGATCAGGAGGCCGTCGATGGTGAGCGGCAAAGTCCAGACCGATCCGCCGCCTCTGCGCGTCATGGCGGAAGACCCCGACTTCGTCGACCGCGTGTTCGCGTACCTGGTCGAGTTGCTGCCGGAGCTTTCCAAGCGCGAGGCCGACCTCAAGTCGGCGATGCGGCAGGAGTTCGGAGGCGAGGATCATTACGTGCGCCGCAAGGGCGGCAAGCGCCAAGAGCGCGCGCAAGAGGTGCTGCGGCTGTTCAATGGCCGCAACGCGACAGAGATCGCCCGCAGGCTCGGTTGCGGGCGCGCGACGGTGTACCGCTACCTGAAGCAGGCGGGTCGTGAGAAGTGAGCCTCGTCAATCAGCGGCCGGCGGCGAGCCCAAGTAAAAACTGTCTCACTCTCCCCTGCAAATGAGACGGCGTCGTCTCTAGGCTGGGTGGATGGCCTACACGCAAGCGGACCTTGATGCTCTGGACGCCGCCATTCTCAATGGCGAGCTTGAGGTCCAGGAGGGCGACCGTCGCGTGCGGTATCGCTCGATCCCTGAGCTGCAGGCCGCTGCGGCGCATGTGCGATCGCGCCTGGCCGAGGCTGCTTCGGGTTCAGGGGCTTCTCGTCGCAGCGTGCGCCGCTTCGACTTCACGACTGCACGCGGAGAGTAGGCGTGGACTCGGCCAGCGAACGCAACGCCCCCACCGCTTTGGACCGCCTGATCGGCCGGATCAGTCCGCGCTGGGGGCTGGCCCGCTACCACGACCGGCTGCGGCTGACGCGCGCCTATGAAGCCGCCGCGCCTGGCGACTCCTGGCGCCCGCGCCGTGCCGGAGCCAGCGCAAACACCGACCACCGCGCCGATGCGGCCATCATCCGCTCCAAGGCGCGGTCGCTGGTGCAAAACGTGCCGTACATCGCGGCCGCTCTGCGCGGCCTCGTCGCCCACACCGTCGGCACCGGGATCGTCAGCTACCCCAAAACCGCCAACGACACGCTGTCGACTCTGTACGCCCGCTGGTGCGCGGAGTGCGACGCCGACGGGCAGCGCGACTGGCATGGCATCCAGGCCGCCGCGTATCGGACCATGGAGCAAGACGGCGAAGTCTTGCTGCGCCTGCGCCCCCGGCTCAGCACCGACGGGCTGGCCGTGCCACTGCAGGTGCAGCTCCTCGAAATCGACTGGCTGGACGGCTCCAAGGGCGTGACGCCCGGCTCGCTGGCGGGCGTGGCTGAGGGCAACATGGTCGTCAATGGCATTGAGTACGACCGGCTCGGCAAGGTCGCTGCCTACTGGCTGTACGAGGAGCACCCTGGCGAGCTGCAGGTCCGCCGCACCCTGCGCACGCTCAGCCGCCGGGTCGATGCACGCTGGATCATCCATCTCTTTGCGCCAGACCGCCCCGGCCAAGGCCGCGGCTTCAGCCGCTTCGCGCCGGTCATCTCGCGTGCTCGTGATCTCGCTCTGTACGAAGACGCTGAGCTCGCGCGCAAGAACCTGGAGTCTCGGCTCGGCGTGCTCTTGAGCGGCGACGCATCACTGCTTGGCAACGACAACGGCGGCGCACCATCCGAGGCCGGCGGGTCCGCCAAAGACCTCGGCCAGCTGCCCAGTGGCGGCATGATGCAGGTGCCTGCTGGCGTCAACATCACGACCGTCGCGCCCAACCCGGCACCCGGCTACGTCGACACCGTCAAGATGCAGCTGCACCTCATCGCGGCCGGCATCGGCGTCCCCATCGAGCTGATGACGGGTGACTCGCGCGAGGCGGGCAGCTTCAGCTCCGTGCGTGCGCGGCGCCAGGAGTTCCGGCTGGAGGTCGAGGCCATGCAATGGCTCACCCTGGTGCCTCGACTGTGCGACACGGTCTGGCGCGCGTTCGTCCAGGCGGCCATCGACTCCGGCAAGCTGCGGCCCGGCTCGTACCCGGCGGACCACTCCACGCCGAAGTGGGAATACGTCAACCCGCAGCAGGACGCAGAGGCCGAGATCCGGCTGATCAGCTGCGGCCTGCTGACCATCAGCGAGAGCCTGCGCCGCCGTGGCTACAAGCCGGCGGAGGTCTTCAAGGAGTACCAGCAGGACATGGATCAACTCAAGGCCGCTGGCCTGCTCCCGATCCTGCTGACCATGCTCAAGGGCGGCAACGCCGCGCCCAGCGCGGCTGCAGCCATGGCCGACATGAACGATTGAACGGACCGCGACGCGGCAGGCCCATGCTTCACACCAGCGAGTACACCTTCACCGCCCCTGGCGGCACCAGCGTTGTCCAGGAGGTTCCGGATGGCACCGTGTGGTCCGCCCAGATGACGGCAACGGCCACCGGCGCAGTGACGGCCGCAGCCGTCCTGGAGGTGACCAACACGCCCGCCAACGCCGCCAGCTGGCGGACGCTGGCGACTTTCAACCTGGCCGGCTCGCCGTCGGCCAATGACAGCGCCGTGTTCACCGCTGCCTGGAAGGCCTACCGCTGGCGCGGTACAGGCCTCACGGGCACAGGCGCCGCGGCCAGCTGCGCCGTCTGCGTGGGAGCTTGACCATGGGAATCCTCAACCCCGATTGCATCGTCGTTGCCAGTGCGCCGGTGGGCGGCACCGCTGTGGCAGAGCAGACCATCGCCCCGGGCAGCGACGCCGTCAACGGCGTGCAGCAGGTCCGTCAGAGCTTCCAGCTCCTGGGCAAAGCCACGGCCGTGGACACCAACATCGTCGGGCGGCCGGCCTTCGTGCACGCGTTGACCTGCAGCAACCCGTCCGCCACCGCGTTCGAGGTCTATCTGTCCGATGGAACGACGGGCACCGGCGCAGACTCCGCAGGCCAGCGGTTCAACGTGCCGGCCAACAGCTCGATCACGCACATGGTCAACCGGACCTTGTTTGTGGGCGTGCGGATTCGCGGCGCGGCTGCGTTCCCTGCCGGCGCTGAGATCTCGGCGACGGGAGCCTGACATGCTGCGCGGCTACGGCGGCTTTCGGCACCTTCGGACCGATCACTACAGCAGCGTGCGCTTCTCCGGCGGCACGTTGTCGCACACCGGCATGCCGGCACTGCCGACCTCGGGCCCGTACAGCATCATGGCCTGGGGTTACAGCGTCCCAGGGGTCTCGGGCACGATCTACGCTGCCGGGGGCAGTTTCGGCGTCACAAGCGCCAACCTTCTGACTCTGACGGGCTTGCTGTCGGCCGGTGTGCCGCTGCCGCTGGGCGACTGGTGGAGCGCTGCGCTGACCTACGACGGATCGGTGAGCACTCTGTATCTGGATGGCGAGATCGTCGCCGTCACCGGCAGTCCCGGAGTCGCCTTCATGGGCGGCGCGGCCAGCAGCTTGATGGGCGCTGGCGGGGCCCTTTCGCAGCTGATCGTGACGGCCGGGGCGTGCTTCACCCAGGACCAAGTGCGCCGCTTCCATTACGAGAACGTGGAGCCGCAAGCGGACGTAAATCTGCGCATGCTTGAAGGCCTGGGCACGGCGCTTGTCAACAGCGGCCGACTCGCAGGCACTGCGCACACCATGGGGGCGAACACGAGCTGGACGCCGGACGTGCCCAAGATGCCGGCGCTTTACGCTGTGGACAGCGGCAGCATGGTGCTCGACGGCACCACCAATGGCACGCTGACGCCAAGTGCAGGCGGCCTGACGGCTCTCGCGGCCATCTATGGGGGCCCCGGCATCACCATGGCCGCATGGATCAAGCCGCATCCTGGCAACGATGGCAGCCGGTACCCGTTGGCTCTGTCCAACGGCACCACCTTGCTGCGTGCGATCGCCGACGCGGCGGGTCTCGGCAACGTGCAGTGGGCGAACATCCGCGCCAACGTCAGCAGCGCGGTCACGAACCAGCTCGCGCGGCCGCGCGTGCCAGGGTTTGGCCGGTGGATGCGCCTGGGTGTTTCCGTCGACGTCGTCGCGGGCGTCATCGAGACGGCACTCGACCGCGTGATCCAGACGCGTGACGTCAACGTCGCGCACGTTGCCGCCAACTGGTACTCCGGCAGCACGGTGGCAGACTTCCGAATCGGGGCCAACGCCGGCAACGGTGCTGCGAGCCAGTGGTTTGGGCGGGTGGCCGATGTCGCAATCTGGAGGCGTCCTTTCTCAAGGTCGGACTGGCTGGACGACTTCCGCGGCGTCGGGCCAGCTGCCGATGTGCGCTGGCGCTTCAGGAGCGGTTTCGGGACCGCGCTGGCCCCCAGCGAAGGTGGCATTGCGGCCAGCCTGTCGGTGGGCTCCGGCGTCACCTGGAGCGCTGAAAGCCCTCGCGCATGATCGCGCGCGACGCCATCCGCCTGATGGTGCCTCCCGGCAAGGGGGGCACGTTCCACCCTCAGCAGGTCTACCAGCCGTTCGCCCGCGTCACCGAGGCCGGCTACTCGTCCTGGGTCTACAAGGGGGGGCCTCGCCTGGCGCCGACGTACACCGGCGACTGGGACATCCCGCGCCGGTATCCGTTCCTCGAGCGCAGTCAGTGGCAGTTCGACACCGCCCACATGGCCGAGCAGCGCACCACGTTGCGCAATCTTCGTGTGGTCGGCGGCGTGGTCGGCGGCCTGGTGTCGCCGGCCACCTTGGCGCTCAATCCTGGGTACGGCGTCAAGACCCTGTACGGTGCCAACTGCATACCGCCGCTGGACGTGTTTGGCTACTGCGACTACGGCTCGCCGGTGGACCGCCAGCGCCAGCTGTACGCGACCGAACCGCCGCTCACCGAGAGCCAGCGCGGCACCGCCTTCTGGCTGGGCCAGGGCAACAGCATCCACTACGACGACTTCACCACCTGCGCGACGCTCTGGTTCTATGGCGGGGGCTTCGGCACGGAAGTGGAGCAGTCGTTCTCGGTGCCCAACTACGGCGCCTTGCTCAGATCCCAGTACGCCAACGACGCGGCCTATCTTGCGGCCTCGACATCGCAGACCCGGGCAAACCACCCGCCGCATGACCAGGCCTGGCGCCGGCACATGCTGCGCTACTGTCTTGACCACGCGCTGCAACGCGTGCGCCCAATGCACCTGGCCGCAGGCATCGAAAGCAGCTACAACGGTTTCGCCGCCATCCCGAGCACCTGGGGCGCGCTGTGCAATGTCCCGGTCGGGGCTTCGGCGTTCGACAACCTGATCGTCGAACTCAACCCCGCCGACACCGAGCCGGTGGCCGGCTATCAGCTCGGGCACGACCTCGCGGACACCACCCGGCTGCTCACCTGGTTCGCCCGCGTGCAGCTGGCCTGCGCGACGGTGCGCGCCTTCGGCGCCAAGGCCACAGTCGCGCCATACCCGTACATCCGGGCCGTGCCGCCCAACACCCAAGGCGACCGCTTCAGCACCTTTGCCGTGGTGCCGCCCACCTTCGACGACTTCCCGCCGACAGCGTCCACCTACACGGAGCCGGTGACCGTGGCGGCCAACTACCGCGTCACCTGCGCGTGGGCTCTGGCCAACGGGTGCATGCCCACGGTGCCGATTCAGGTCTTTGACTACATCACCAACTTCCTGACGGGCTGGCAGTCCGGCAATCGCTGGCAGTGGACGGCTGACCCGGTCGACTTCCAGCCGCTGTTTGACTGGATCGGCATGCACCGCGCCGTCCTGTTCGACGGCTTCGACACGCCTCCGCAGATCGCTCTGGCAGTGCCGGATCTCGACGAGCGCTACAGCAACAGCACGAGCGACAGCCTGAGCAGCAGCACCAACTCCTGGGTCGGTGCTTACGAGGTAGAGGTCGGACCTGGCTGGGACATCAACCGCCTCAAGCGCTACAGCCGCGACATCGTCGCGCCACTCATGACGCGGGGCCTGCCCTGGATGCTGTCGCTGCTGGGCCCAGGCCTGGACGCGACGCGAACAGCCGCCCAGTATCCGTTCGCCGACATGGATGCGGTCATCAAGACCGAGCCCGATGCCACCTACACCCAAAGCGGCGCGGCCGTACCGGCAGGCGGCAACGTGCAGGCCCGGGCGTGGCTTACGGGCACGAACCTCGACCCACTGCGCACCGTCGTCGTCAATGGCGCAAGCGATGCGACCCGACCCACCCTGGCCAGTCTGCGCGCCCACCCGGATGGCCGCGTGGCCGTGCACCTGGTCAACACCAACAACTGCACCTATGGCACAGCGCCCAGCTACACCGGCGCGCAGGTCAACGCTCGCCAGTCGCAGCTCCGCCTTCGCATCCGGCAGGACGTGCTGGGCTCCGCGACAAAGGCGCACTGGTACGAGCCCGGCCAGGTGGGTGGGCGGCCATTGCGCGTGGACCGCGAGCCGGGCTGGGTCGAGCTGACGCTGCCCGGGCTGATGGACAACGCCGTCGTATTGCTCTCGCCGTGACACGCCGCGGCTTGCCGCGCGAAATCGTCTCAGTTTCCCCTGCAAATGAGACAGCCGAGCCGACACGATGGCGCCATGCCGGACACCACAAGTTCCACGCCAGCCGATCAACGGCCCTCGGCATTGCCGCTGCAGATGCGCGAGGCTCGGATCGAGCCCAGCACATTCAACGCAGACCGCAATAGCGTCGAGGTGGTGTGGACGACCGGCGCCCGCGTCCGCCGGTACGACTGGGAGAGCGGCCGGGTCTACGAAGAGGAGCTCGTCGTCTCTCCCGAGACGGTCGACATGTCGCGCTTCGAGGCCCGCAGCGTGCAGGTCCTGGATGCGCACCGCACGTATGGCGGCGTCGACGCCATCCTCGGCATTGCAGAGCGCGGCTGGCTTGCCGACGGCCAAGGCATTGCCGAGATCAGGCTGACGCAGCGCCCTGACCGGGCCGGCATCGTCCAGGACATCCGGGCCGGGATCATTCGCGACATCAGCTTCGGGTACTCGGTGCAGCGCTACGAGATCGTGCGCGCCCAAGACCGTACCGACGGCGTCAACGCCGACCTGTGGCGTGCCGTGAGGTGGCAGCCGCAGGAGATCAGTTTTGTCCCCGTGAACGCGGACATGGGCGCCAGCTCGCGCTCTGCGCCTGACGCTGGCAGTGCCCGCTTCCCGATCACCTTCATCCGCGCCGGCGGTTCACCGGCAACGCAACCCCAGGAGCATCAGATGCCCGCAGCTCAGACCGCCGCCGCGAGCGGCTTGCCCGCCGACCCCGCAGCCGGCGGCGCTGGTGCCCCCGCGCACACGCAGGAACCCCAGTCGCGCGCCGCGCCCAGCGGCGCCCAGGCCGGCGGCCCCGCTGCCGGTGGCGCTGCAATGGTCGTCGACGTCGCCCAACGTGCCCGCGAGGAAGAGCAGATCCGCGCCGCAGACATCACCTCGCTGTGCGAGCGTGCTGGCCTCGCCGGTCTTGCTTCCCAGCTGATTCGCAGCGGCTCGACCCTGCAGCAGGCGCAGGACCAGGTGATCAATCAGCTGGCCCGCAACGACGCTGCCAGCGGTGGGCACCAGAACGTGCGCGGCATCCAGACCGTGCGCGACGAGCAGGAAACCCTGCTCCGCGGTTACGAAGAGGTGCTGATGCACCGCGTCAACCCGCGCGAGAAGATCACCGACAACGGCCGCCGCTTCCGCAGCATGTCGCTGCTTCAGATGGGCGTGGACTACCTGCTGGCGCGCGGGCTTGATGTCCGCGATCGCCCGCGAATGGAGCAGGCCGGCGCGATGCTGCACTTCCGCAGTGGCATGGGCGGGCTGCACACCACGAGCGACTTCGCGAATCTGCTGGCCAACGTGGCCACCAAGCGTCTGCGCATGGGCTACGACGAGAATCCGGGCACCTACCGGCAGTGGGCCCGCCGCGCCCCGAACTTGCCCGACTTCAAGGAAGTCACCGTCGCGCAACTGGGTGCCATGCCTGATCTGCTGCGTGTCAACGAGGCGGGCGAGTTCAAGTACGGCACCTTTGGTGACGGCGGTGAGCGCTATCAGCTGATCAGCTACGGCCGCATTGTCCCGTTGAATCGCCAAGCCATCGTCAACGACGATCTGCGCGGCTTCGACCGCATCGTCAGCGGCTTCGGTGGCGCTGCGTCTCGGCTGGAGAACCGGCTCGTGTACGCCCAGCTCACCAGCAACCCGACCATGAGCGACACCGTGGCGCTGTTTGCAGCCGGCCACGGCAACAACGGCACCGGTGGTGGCAGTGCGCTGCAGCTCAGTGCGCTGACGGCCATGCGCACCGCCATGCGGGTGCAGAAGGGCCTGGCATCGGAAGAACTCAACCTGATGCCGGCGTTCCTGATCGTGCCGGCGGCGCTGGAGCAGCTGGCCTACCAGTTGACCAGCAGCAACTTCGTGCCGGCGCAGCCCAGCAACGTCAACGAGTTCCGCACCGGTGGCCGCACGGCACTCGAGCCCATCGTCGAGCCGGTGCTGGACGCCAGCAGCGCTGCCACCTGGTACGCCGCGGCAAGCAACAGCCAGGTCGACACGGTCGAATTCGCCTACCTGGACGGCGGCGAAGGCCCGGTCATCGAAACCGAAGTCGGTTTTGACGTTGACGGCGTCAGCTTCAAGTGCCGCGAAGACTTTGCGGCCAAGGCGCTGGACTGGCGCGGTCTGTACCGCGGCGTCGGCTCCTGATCCCAGGGACCCTGAACAACCCCTCCCCATCCGGAGCACAGCATGAAGAACTTCGTTCAACCCGGTGACAAGCTGACCGTTATCGCACCCTACGCCGTGACCAGCGGCCAGGGCGTGCTCGTCGGTTTGCTGTTCGGTGTCGCCCAGCACGACGCCGCAAACGGCGCGCCGGTCGAGCTGCAGATGTCCGGCGTCGTCGACCTGAACACGCTCGGCACCGATACCGCCAGTGGCACGTCGCTGGTGCTGGCTTACTGGGACAACACCAACCGCCGAGTCACCACCGCCGCGTCCGGCAACACCAAGATCGGCATGATCGTCGAGGCCAAGGTCAACGGCCCGACGATCTCCCGCGTCCGCCTGAACGGCGCCTTCTGACCGGCGGCGGCCGCGCTCGGGCAGGTCATGGTCGCACCATTCGCTGCCCGGCAGGCCCGGCTCAACGCCGCGGTGCTCAGGCACCTGTCGGATGTCGAGGGCCAGCTGGACGGCGTCACGGTGCAGGGCATGTTCGCTGAGCCGTACCTGGAGGCGCTGGGCGGCATTGCGGCGACCGGGCCGACGTTGGTGCTTGACACCGCGCTTTGCACCGAGCTGACTCCGGCGAGTCAGTTCGTCTGCCCGCGCGGAACTTTCCGCGTGCGCACGCCGCAGGCCGACGGCGCCGGGCTCACCACGCTGCCGCTGGAGCGGCTGTCGTGACCCACCACCGCCAGGTCATCCGCGCAGCGGTCGCGGCGGCCCTGGCCGCAGGCGCCACGGCGGCCGGCACGCGTGTGTACCAGCACCCCTGGGACCCGCGGGTCACGTTGCCGGCTCTGGTCGTCGAGGACGACGGCGAGCAGCAGCAGTCCGCGGCCATCTACTCCGGCACGCGGCGGCCCATCGAGCGCGTGCTGCTGCTGACCGTGTCGGCCGAGCTCAAGCAGTCCGACGACTACGCCCAGGCCCGCGACGAGCTCGTCGCGGACGTCGAGCGAATCCTGGCCACCGCTGCGCTGCCGGGCGTCAAGAGCGTCGTGCCGGCCGGCTACGAACCCGAGATTTCCGGCTCCGGCGACAAGCCCATCGTCGTCGGCCGCCAGCGCTTCCAGATCACCTACTTCACGTCGCAGGACGACCCGTCCGTGGCGCTCTGATCCTCCCACCGGAGACCTCACCATGGCCATCCAATCCGACATCGGCGTCCTGCTGTCCTACCGCCGCGAAACCACCTACGGCACGATCGCGACCAACGACAGCACGGCCAAGGTCATTCCCTACGTTTCGCACAGCCTGGCGCTGAGCAAGACCGCGATCACGAGCCAGGAAAAGCGCGCCAGCTTCCAGCGCTCGACCATGCGGCACGGCAACCGGGCGGTGGGCGGCGACCTGGCGCTGCAGCTGCAGTGCGGCACCTACAAGGAGCTGATGGAAAGCGCCGTGCGGCGCGACTTCACCGCGGTGGCCAACATCCCGCTGAGCAACGTCACGGCCACGGTGGCGGCGCCGCAATTCGTCCGTGCCGCGGGCAGCTGGATCACCGATGGCCTGTGCGTCGGCATGACCATCCGCTTCGCGGGCTGGGCGACGACCGGTGTGCCGAACAACGCCCGTAACTACACGATCATCGCGCTCACCGCGACCGGCATCACCGTCGCCGAGCCGGTGGCGGCCAAAGCGGCCGGCGACTCGCTGACCATCAGCATCCCGGGCCGGGTCACCTTCATGCCGGTCACGGGCCACACCCAGACCAGCTACACGGTCGAAGAGTGGAACCCGGACGTGCCGCGATCCAACCGCTTCCTGGGCGCGCGCGTCAACACCATGGCGATCGAGCTGCCGCCCAACGACCGCGCCACGCTGACCTTCGGCTTCACCGGCCAGGACCGTGCCAAATCCGCGTCGCAGTACTTCACCTCGGCCAGCACGCCGGCGCTCAGCGTCATGCAGGTCGGCCACACCGGCGTGCTGGTCATTAACGGCGCGGTGTCGGCGCTGATCACGGGGCTGTCGATCAACGTCACCAACAACATGCAGACGGGCGCCGCGGTCGGCTCTGCGCTGACGCCTGGCGTGTTCCACGGTGCGATGGAGGTGACCGGGCAGTTCCAGTGCTACTTCAGCGACGCCACGTTCGACGACATCTTCGACGACGAGACCGAGATCTCGCTGATCGTGCGGGCCACCGACGACACCAGCATCGGCGGCAACTTCATCCAGCTGTGCCTGCCGCGCATCAAGCTGTCCGGGGGCTCGTTCAGCACGCAGAACGAGAGCCGCATGCAGTCCTTCGACTTCACGGCGCTCGAGCACGCGGGCACCAACGGCAACCGCGCCACGACGCTGCACATCCAGGACAGCACCGTCACCTCCTGATCGGGACCCGCGAAATGTTTGACATCAAGAACCACCCGTCCGTGGCCGACGCCAGCGAGGCTGGCCACAGCTTCGAGCCGGTGTTCCCGGACGGCAAGCCCATCGGCGCCACCATCACCGTCCGCGGCCCTGAGTCCAAGGCTGTCCGCGCGGTGCTGCGCGCGCAGTTGTCGCGGGCCCAGATGCGCGAGCTGGCCGCTCGCAAGGCCGGGCGCGACGGCCCCGAGCCGGCCACGCTGGAGGAGCTGACATCGGACACGCTCGACCTGGCCGTGGCGCACACGATCAGTTGGTCGGGCTTTGCCGACGGCGGTGCCGAGATGCCGGCGACAGACGCGAACCTGCGCAAGGTCTACACCGAGCACAAGTGGCTGCGTGGCCAGGTCCTGCGCGAAGGTCAGGAACTGGGAAACTTCGTGCGGAGCAGCTCGCCGAGCTGCTCGACCACGCCCGCGCCGAGTTCCGGCTCGACCTGACGCGTGAGGGCAAGTGCACGCTGCGCGCCCACCTGCAGCAGGCCCAGGCCTCCACGGGTCGGCGGCCGTCCGAGCTGGACACGCCCGCCGCGCCGCGGGCGCTGCTGTACCTGATCGCGGCCTTCGGCGACATCGCGCGCGGCCGCCCGCCCGGCTTCTCCGGGCCTGGTGCCATCTCGTGGGCCGAGATCGAGTCCTGGTGCCGGCTGAACCAGACGCCGCTGGATCCCTGGGAGGTGCGCGTCATCCGCGCGCTGGACGCAGTCTGGCTCGACGCGTGGTCGGCAGCCAATGCCACCACGCCACCGACGACAAAACCCAGGCGTTGACCGGAGTCACGTCATGACGTTCAACGTCGAGACCCGCTTCACGGCCACGGGCGTCGAGACCGCCAAGCGCCAGGTCGACGAATACGGCCGGTCGCTGCTGGGTGCGCAGGACGCCGCAGACCGCATGTCGACGGCCCTGACCGGCGCCTTGTCGCGCGTGGGCCTGTTCGGCGGCGGCATCCTGCTCGGCCTGCCGGCGCTGTCGGGCTTGATCACGCAGGCCATCGGCGCGGCCGATGCGGTGACCACGCTGCGCAACCGGCTCGAGCTGGCCACCGGCAGCAATGCCCGGGCGGTGCAGGTGTTCGACGAGCTTTTCGCCGTGGCGCAGCGATCGCGCACCAGTTTCACGGAGCTGGGCAGCGTCTACGCCACCATGGCCCGGGCCGGCTACGCCAACATCACCGTCGTGCAGGCCATCGGCAACGCCATGGCGGTGGGTGGCGGCAGTGCGGAAGGCATGCGCGCGGCGCTCGTGCAGCTCGGCCAGGGCATGGCCGCCGGCGCGCTGCGTGGCGAGGAGCTCAACAGCGTCATGGAGCAGGCGCCGCGCCTGGCCCAGGCGCTGGCCGACGGCCTGGGCGTGCCCATCGGGTCGCTGCGGCGCCTGGGCGAGCAGGGCGAGCTGACGGCGCAGAAGGTCGTCGACGCGCTGACCAAGTCCGCGCCCAAGCTGGCTGAGGAGGTGGCGCGGTCCACTGCCACGGTGTCGCAGGGCTTCACCGTGCTGGGCAACGCGACCACGCGTTTCATCGCGGACGCCGACAAGGCCACCGGTTTCACCCGAGCGCTGTCGCAGGCCGTGATCGGCCTGGCCGAAGGGATCGACGGGCTTGGCAACATCATCCGCAACAACGAAACGGCGTTCTCGCTCTTTGCGACTGGGGCGCTGGGTGTCGGGGCGGCCGTTGGCGTCCTGGCCGTCGGCAAGGCCGTGGCGATGCTGTCGGGCACGGTGGTGGCCCTTGGCACAGCGCTGGCGGCCAGCCCTGCGGTGCTGGCGCTCTTGGGCATCGGCGCGGTCGGTGGCGGGGCTGTGGCGCTGGGCCGTGCTTACGCGCGGACGGAGGATGGCATCGCTTCGGCGATCCGGTCACTTGAGCAACAAAACGCCGGCTCGGCTGAAGCGCTGCGGCGCGCTGAAGATGGCGGCCGGACTGCCGGCGCGGCAACGATCCGGGCCACGATGCAGCAACGGATCGACCAGATCCGCGAGCTGCGCGCGGAGATGGCGCTTCTGTCCGGGCAGGGGCTGGACAGCCGCGCCGAGGATGCGCGCTTCCAGGCCCTGCGCGAGCAGTTCGACCAGCAGGAGAAGGGCCGCGCGCGCGTGGCCGAGATCACTCGCCAGCTCAATGGCGGCGACCAGAAGTACGCCAAGACCGTCAGCGAGCTGGCGCAGCTGCTGGCTGCTGGAGCGCTGACCTATCAGGAGTACGTCGCCCTTAAAACCAAGGCCTACGAGGCGACCGGAGCGCTTGGCAAGGCCGAGAAGGACCGGCTGGCCACCGCCAAGCGGCAGCAGGAGCAGGCCGATGCCGAGACCAAGCAGCTCAAGGACCTGGTCGAGTGGCGCTACGAGCAGACCAAGGCGCAGCAGGCCCAACTGCGTCGCTACGAGGAAGCCGAGCTGGCCATTGACGCGTCCTTGAAGAAGGGCGACGAGCAGGTGGCCAGCATCCGTGAGGAGACCCGGCTGCTCACGCTCAACAACGTCGAGCGCGAAACCGCGGTCGCGCTTCGCCAGCTCGAGGCCGCCGGCATCGCCAAGGGCACCTACGCCTACGAGGAGTACTCCAAGCGCATCCGCGAGGCCATCGTCGACCGGGAAAGCGTGCGCGAGAGCGTCGAGCGCGTGCGCGAGATCGGCGCGCAGTGGAAGCGCATGTCCGACGAGATCGGCCAGGCCCTGACCGACGCGCTGTTCCGGGCCTTCGAATCGGGCGGCAACGCCTTCAGCAAGCTGTGGGCCAGCATCCGCAACCTGGTGCGCAGCACCGTGCTGCGGGTCGTGCTGCAGCCGGTGCAGGCCGGCGTGGCGAACTTCGTCGGCGGTGTCATGGGCTACCCGATGGGTGCCCAGGGCGCGGGAGGCGGAAACACCGGCATGCAGGCGCTGCAGCTCGCGTCCTTCGGCCAGGGCCTGCAGAACGCATGGGGCAGCTACATGGGCGCCTCCAGCAGTGTCGGCACCTGGGCGCAGCAGGCCTACCTGCGCTACACCGGCACGCAGGCGACCAATTCAGTGCTCGCAGACTCTGCCGCGGGCAGTGCCGGCTATGGCGCCAGCAGTGCCTCTGGCGGCGCTGCCGCAGGCAGCTGGGGCGCATACAGCTCGACGGCTGCTGCCGCGATCGCCGGGCACTACATGGGCCGCGGCATCAGCAGCGGTTACAGCACCGGAGGCAGCGGCAACAGCATGGTCAACGCCGGCACCTCCATCGGCACCGCCATCGGGGCCTACTTCGGCTACCCGCAGGCCGGTGCGGCGATCGGTGGCGCCATTGGCGGCGCCGTCAATCGCGCCTTCGGGCGCCGCGACCCGCAGGTCGTCGGTCAGGGGGTCGAAGCAAGTTTTGGCGGTGGAGAGTTCACCGGCAACGCCTACTTCGACATGCGGGCCAAGGGCGGCTGGTTCCGCAGCGACAAGAACTGGACGGACCGGGCCGGGGTCGGCACCGAACTGGCCGACGTCTTCAACGCCGGCGCCAAGGCGGTGTACGAGCAGGCCAAGCGCTACGGTGAGGCACTGGGCCTGCCCGTGGAGCAGCTGGCGAGCATCCGCACCAGCGCCCGGATCCAGTTCACCGGCGACGCCAAGGCGGACGAGCAGGCCACCGTCGCCGCGCTCAGCGCCTACGGCGATGCGCTGTCTGCGGGGTACAGCCAGATGCTCGCCACGTTCCAGCGCGTCGGCGAGTCCATGACGCAGACCCTGCAGCGCCTGGGCGTGCTGCAGGGCTTCAGCTCTAGCCTGAACGAGTTGGGCGGCGTCTTCTCGCGCGTGGCCAGGCTGAGCATCGACGCGCGCGAGGGCTTTATCGCCATGGCCGGTGGCATGGACGCGCTGCAAGCGCAGGCGCTCGGGTTCGCCCAGGAGTACTACTCGCGCGAGGAGATCGCGGGCCTGAAGGCGCGCGAGCTGCAGGGTGTGTTGGCCAGTGTCGGTGTCAACCAGGACGTCAACTCGCGCGAGCAGTTCC